AACACCAGAAGTTCCAGAAGTTCCAGCGTCACCGTCGACGCCTGAGGTTCCAGAAACACCAGAGGTTCCATTGGCACCTGAGGTTCCAGAGGTTCCAGCGTCACCGTCAATACCTGAGGTTCCAGAAACACCAGAAGTTCCATTGGCACCTGAGGTTCCATCTATACCTGACGTACCTGACGTTCCATCAAACCCACCACCACCTCCTGTGCGAATAAACATTTCTCCACTACCACTATCCCATACAACTAAATCAGATAATCCATAATTTGTCTTTATATTTTTATTAAGAATAGAACCACTTATAGACAAACTTCCTGTTATCGTAACTATTCCTGTTCTGTTAATTCCAGATTCAGAACCTGTCCAAAATGTGCTTCCTGAAGCAGAATTTATAACTATTAAATTTAAAGCATCTGCTATTGACATTGTTGGATTTATATAATTTACATTATAACTACCACTCGATGGATATCCTAATGGAATATCACTCGAACTTATATTTGCTTGATAGTGTTTTAGTATTGCCAATTTTTTAACTCCAAATTATTCAAATTTTCCCCACGTTATTACCTCGTCATCAGATTCAAGAGAAAACCCTACACTTCCGGTATCGATGATAACCATAAAATTACTTCCAGATTGCATTATCGAAAACGCTTCTTGTTCTACATTTTGACCATTAACAAAAACAAGAAAGTCATTTTCATTTGTAGAAGTTAACCCAAGGTCTATAGGAGCAGAAGCAGTATAAACGAGTGGATACGTTATTATTGAATTTTCAATGTTGGCACCAGATGTAGTTTTATTTGAGAATACTTTCAATTTCCTATTATAAGTAATCCCTGCTAAAAGCTGGTTAAATTTTGCATCTATTACATTTGTATAGCTTGTAGAATTTAATGCAGGTTTATTTGTTGATACAATTATTTTTTGAGCATTTTTATTCGTAATAGAAGCTACATCTATTTCAGTTTCAGAATTAATATATACTTTTTGTGGAGAATATGATTTTTGAGTAGTGATTAAATCTTCTGCTATTTCTGGTATGAGAAAACCGTTCATTTCAAGAGTAAAATCACTTCTAACCAATCGTCCTTTATCAGTAGTAATGTCTATATTTTGTGTTATAGAATCAATTTTTGTTTTGAATAACGATTTTTTTTCATTTTCCCAATAACTTCCTTCCCAATAATAAAGTTGTTCTATTATTTTATTGGTGTGACTAACAAACGATGTCCAAATAACACATTCATAATTTAATATTACATAATCAGGAACAACAATATTATATAATTCATTTGTAGGTCGTACATTATTAAGAATAGAAAATCTGTCATAAGAGTTTTTACTTGACCATTTTTTTGGTAATGTATAAACTAAATTTCTATTAATTTTATCAACAGGATTTGATGTATCTTTTCCCGTACTGGTGCGTTTGAACATTATAACAGGAGAAATTATTTTTCCTTTTAAATCTCTAAGATAACCTTGATTTTTAACTTGAAACCAATTTTCTGGACTACCATACATAATTGGAACATCTATTAAAACTCCGTTTTCTATTACTTTGGGATTTATTACATTTCTAAAAAAATATATAATAGTTTCATCAATATCTTGTAAACCAACAGAAAAATTCTTAATTGTATCATCTGAACGACGTATTTGTTGTTCCCTGTTATTTTTTAATGGAGAATTTACCAAATTTCTTTCTGTAGAATTTACTCTACTTCTAACGAGCTTTGGATTTCTTTTTACACTATCCATTATTATCTCCAAGTCTTACATTTTCTATTTGAAGAGAATCACGAGATGACATATTAGCGGAACATACAATACTAAAATTTTTATAAATGTCTCCTCCTATAAGCTGGTTTTCTATAATAGAATTTATTTCATAATATGCTTCATTCCATTCTACAATATCTCCTTCTTCAGGATAAAATCCTTTGTCAGATATCATTTCTCTATGAAATGCTACTGTAATAGTTTGACTTACAGTAGGACCAAATCCCTCACTTGAATCTGTTACTTGTTCATCGTGAGTAATAAGGCATCCTATTTGAATTCCTTTTGAATATATTTTTTCAATGCTTTCTCCATAAATGTTTGCTGCACTTGAATGAACTATTTTATAAACTACTACAGGAGTATGTATTATTCTGTTAAGCAATTCGTCGCTTATGGAATTGAAAAAATTCAAGTCTCTTCGTCTGTTGTATAGAGATTCGTGATTATGTTTTATATATGCCAATTCTTTTCTCCGCGATTAACCAACATAGAATGGTAATGGTATATGTTTAAGAGTTGTAGTCATAGCTTCTTCTTGACTTTGTTTTTTCTCCCATTGTTTAGAAATAGAAGATTCTTCAAGAGTCTCTCTTAATTGATTAATTAAGTTTTCTTTTTCTGATTGTGCTTCACTTCTTAATGTATCTCCGTCAAGAGACACTTCCGCATTAGGAATAGGTATCTGTTGATATTTAGACCTAATCAAACCAAGAGTTTCTTTTGCACAAGCCAGCCCGTATTTTCTTATCCAATGTTTTCCCGGTTGATTAATATTGGAATATGGTATTATTTGATATTGAATGTTAGAAAAATCAGATTGAGTTGTTGAATTCTCGTTGATATATTGTTCATAGGTTGAACCACTTGGAATTAAAATTGAGGATTTGTCTCTGTCTTCTGTAAAAATATATTCAAACCAAATTTTATAATCAGATGTTGGAATTGGAAATATTCTTAATACATTGTTTTTTAATTCAAACGAATAAGCAGAACGACGTATTTGGTCATTAAGTTCTACAGCTTGAACTCTTAAAATATCCTCATAAATGGGAAACAGTACATATTGAACAGCTGGTTGTATTCCACCCCATCCAAATTCATCAAGTATGTTATTTCTTCCTAAGCCTGTTTCTACAAATGGGTCATAATATCGAGATACAGCAGGAGTTCCCTCGTGAAATATGCGTCTTATTTCTATATCTTTTCCTGATACGTTTTGTTGTGCCCAAATTTTTAAGTCGTAATCTTGAATATTATTCTGTACATCTATGTATCCTTTGTTCCACGTAATATTTCCACCTGCACCTGCTTCAGCACCATATTGTTTTGACAATCTAATAATTTGAGGTAATCCGGTAGAAAGAAGAGTTTTTTGTGTAAGATTTACACTTGTAGAAAGTCCTTGTGCAGCAAGCCTGTTTTCTCTAATATTAAATTGATTAACCTGATTAGTAAAATCACTTACAGATTCCTCAAAACAATTATAGAAAATTTTATCAGTAAGTTCAATAGATATAATTGGGTAACCTAATCTACGTGCCGCCCACCTTGAAAACTTTTTAGCATCTTCTATGAATTCAGAATCTAAATCATAAAATCCATAAGATGTATTTCCTTTTACTTCTCCTGGATTATCATCCCAAACTGGAGCAGTTTCAAAAGCCATAGTATTCTCCTTTAATCCTTTTATTTTTATATAAATATGAAAAAATTTAAGAATTAATATTTATTTAAAAAGGAGAATTTCATGATTTTTATAGAGGACGCTACTCAACATTCTGAACAGCGTATATTTAGCAGATTGAAGGAAATAGGGCTTGATGTCAAAACCATAAGTTCTGTATTTCAGAAGGCAAAAAATTTTGCAGATTATAAGGCAGAAAGAAACAAAGATTATGGAGTAAGATTATTTACAATTAAAGACATTCATGGAATTCCGTGGAGCGATAAATCAAACGGAGATGAAATCTGGTCCATAATACGAAATAAAAATATAATCACTGTAATGTTCAGACGTTCTACTCAGCCTGCAACACCTGAATCATTGAGAGTGGATAAAATTGTTAAAATGTAACTATTGTCCTAAACTGTACGTCTCGAGCAATTTATCGCTAATTCCTTAATTAAAGTCTGAGCGTGTACTTTGAAAGCATTTCCATGGTCTATTCCTGATGATAATCTGATGTTCATTTCACATTCATTATCTTCAACCAGGTTTATAAAATCATTAAAATCAATTTCACGTAAAACCCAATAACGTTGTATGGTAAACTGATTAAAAGGTTCACCATTTACTTTTAATAGTATAATACTCGGCATGGTTTCTATTGAATTTTTCAAGTCACTAAAATCTATTTTATACTTGAAATTGGTAGAATCACCTTTTACTTTAAAAAGCAAATTGCCCAATTCATCAAACGACATTTTCGCCTTTCCTTTAGCAAAAACTCGTGGTTCATTAACATTAACAGATGAATGCAATATTCCTTTGTTTCCAAATACCCTCAGTGAACTATTTCCTGAAAAATTTTTTGAGAATAACGTAATTCTGTTGTTATCTCCCCACGTTTTGAATTGATAATCTTTTCCAGAATTGCGCCTCATATCAAACAAAACATTTACAGTAGTTCCAACATTACCATAAGGATTGGTTATGTAAATTTGTTTCGCTATAAGATGGTCGAGAATTCCATAAATTACACTTTTAGGTTGAAGCCTACTCTTTAGTTGACCAGAGCATTCGTCCAGAAAATTGTGCCCGGATACTACAGGATGTTTTTCATTTATAAATAAGTTGTGATGATTCAGGCCTTTTACTCGTTTGTCAATCCAATTAATAAAATCAGTGGTGGTATGCATAACACGTTTCCTTTCATACTAATTCTTTTTTCTTTATAATATCTTCATAATATCCTTTATCTTTTAAACATACAATGGTAGTTACATCAGAACCATGCAGTATTATTACAGTTGGAATGGATTTTATATTATATTTTTCCATCAGGTCTATATTTTTTTCCTCATCAACATTTATTTTTTCAACAACAACATTAGGATTTTCTTTTTTGAGGTCGTCAAATATTGGAGCAAGGCGTTTGCATGGATTGCACCAATCGGCATAAAAATCATATACTTTTATCATGTTTATTCCTTGTCTATTAATTGTGACAGGGTTTTTTATAATTGAAGCAACTTCATCAGGAGATTTAAGTGCTTTTCCTTCACCATATTTTTGATTTTTTATTGTGTAAATCATACGAATTAAACACTATCTTTCCATAGAGTGATACCAGGAAAAGATATATTTGCACGAACTTCATATTTAAAATTTCTCAGTGATGTAAATTCATCAATGACGTTGTTTGCATTTATAAGCATCGTCGCCAATTTGCGTTTGCTCAGTTTCATATACATGGCGAGTTTTTCCTTATCAGTTTGTTTTATCTCTTGAACCATAAATTTATCCACTTTATTCTTTTTACTATAAATTATTTAATTTGTTCCAATATGATTAACCAGCCGGACCAAATAGATAATATGGTTGACAATCCTAAAATAAATCGTGTGACTCCCCAGTAATAATTACTATTGATAAATAACTTTTTTACAAAAGTTATTATATTTATAGAATTATCTTTTATCGTATCTTTTACAATGCTAAATGAAAAATATGCCCAAACAAACATTTGTGACCATAAAAATTCTACATATAGGTCACTATATGCGGCCAATCCAAAAAACAACAAGGAAATTCCAATTGCTATAATTCTGGACAGTTTATGAGATTCCATTTCTTTTTTTATTCCTAAAAGAACCAGTCCACCCCAAACAATCATTTGGACCAATGAAAAGATATTCATTTTATTCCTTTCCAAATATAAATAGTAGCCATTATAACAAGAGAATAACTTAATACATCCGAAGCTATTCCTATTAAGATGATTGGAATCAATACGATAATTAATACAGACTTTAATAATAAAAACATTTGTAATTCCTTTGTTTCTTTGTTTTTTTAGAATATACGAAATATTTTTAATTAAGTCAAGGATTGTATTATACTATTCATTTTATTTTTTTATTTTTTTTTCTTGACATCTTTCATTACTTCTAAGATAATGTCGTCGACGCTGTCGTAATAACCCATCTCGCGGTATAATCCTGTTCCTTCATATCCTAACTCGTCAAGTTCAGCAAATAATTTTGCTAATAACGAAAACGAGTTTAAAGAACCATATCCGTTATATAAATCTATTAATGATACAGAAATACGTTCTACGTCTTTATTTTTTCTGTATTCAACTTCTACCCCACATTTTAATTTTAAAGTCATATTTTTTTTCATTTGTTAACCTTTCCAGATAATAATTGTTTTCCTTTACCTGATGTATTTATTTTAACAATTTATACACAGTCCATCAACCTTTAATAGAATTCATAAAACAAATATTCCTTCATTCTTTCGATATAAAGTTCACAATGACATTCTTTTAAAATATCATCTTCAGTAAGTTTTACATCTTCTTCAGTTGAATTGAAGCCGTCGATTATTATATCAAGTCCGGTTTCATAGTTTCCATCGCCCAACCAGGTAACCAATGCTTCAATGTCCTTATTCTTTAACGCAGTGTTTATTTTTGAGTTCGCCAACTTATAAGCCTGTTTGGCGGTTATATTTTCAGGAATATCAAACATACTATTTTCCTTTTTTTTAGACAGGAGAATATACAAAACATTTTATTAAGAGTCAAATAAATTTATCCATTCATATTTTAAATGCCCACAGTCCCAAATTCTATCATAACCTAATGTTTGCATATTTTCCCATTCTGTAAGTTGAGGATTTCCGTTAAATTTAGTAATAATTCTGCTTTTCGTAAAATTAAATCTATGCAATCTTTTATTATAATCATTTGTATAAAAATAATTTGGTTTAGTATATGACACAAACGAAAAGCCAAGTTTTTCATATACGTTATTTCCTATTACTGTAAATCTTCTGTCAGCATAGCTTATAACCGATTTTGGATTATATTTTTTTATAAAATAATTGAATAATTTTGATGCTCCTCCTATTACATTATATTTACTCGCAAATCTTATGAGTTCATATTCACTTTTATTTTTAATCTTATTTCCAAGAGAAATTCTTTTATTGGAAAAGGTCATTACTGATACGAGTTCCCCATCTTTATATAATCCTATATATATGTTTGATTTGTCTTTTCCTTGTATATGGTTTTCAACGAGAAAATTATCCTTTTCATTTAATAGCAGTTCTTTTATCGCACATTCTCTTGCATATATTCGTTTTATGTTATTCATTCCAAGTATATGTAATAATTTATTTTTTATTATTTCCTTTTTGTTGTTCCATTCATCATCAAATATATGAATTAATCTAATTCCTGACGACTCACACTTTTCTGTTTTATTTAAATGATAACTTTTATCCTTTCCTTGTAGTTCAGAATGCCAGTAGAGTCCATTACATTCTATTGCTATTTTTTTATCTGGAATATATATATCAAGTTCTATATTTCCTATTTTCCTATACGTTTGTTCTGTATTTATATTCCGCGATATAAAATCATTAACGTCATTTTCAAAATTGCTAATGAATTTATTTGATTTAATACCACCGCATTTTATCAATTTTTCCTTGGTAAAATTCGATATAATACACTCCCCATACAAATTTTTATATTGTTGTTGAGTCATGTTGTGCATTTTTAAATGACTATTAGTAATAAATAAAAGTTTTTCTCCACATACCTGACAGTTTATATAAAAATCATTAGGCAAAACATTTTTCAAAAAAAGAAGTCGCTCATAATTATCAGAATAATCTTTTAATGTCAATGAATGTGTGTTTTTTAAATGATTGGTAATTGCTCCAGATTTGTTTATAATATCTGTAGTTTTCCAGTCACATATTTTACATTTCCAATAATTTATGTCTAATATTGTTAATGAATAATATTTTTTATAATCAATATCATTTATAGAATGTTTATCAATTAAATGTCTGGTTGCATGTCCACCTAAATTGTTTACATCTTTCGTTTTCCATAAACAAATATTACACGTTAACATTTCATTATTTTGATTTTTAATTTTTGGAGCTCGTTTTTTATTATATTCATAATCCGAAAATTTACACTCATTTGAACAATATATTAAATTATTCGGATTTGTCAAAATATTATTTCTCCCTCTTCCTGTCAATATGTTTAATGGTTTTCCACACATTTTACATGTTGGATTAATAATTAAATTATTATCGATTAAATATTTTATATAATCTATTTTATGAATAGCAGAAAAATGACGGCTTATATTTTTGACTTCAATATTACACATAGGACATAACATTTTTTCTCCTTTATTTTACACCACGTATAGGTATAATTATAATAGTGAAGAAAAAAAAGCTCTCCGAAGAGAGCTTTCATTATCTAACAGTTAATTTTTAAGGATTAATATTAGACAGTTTCCATTCCATGAACGAATATTTTTCCGTAAAACTCAGGTCTAACCATCTTCTTAGCGTAGCGAGTCATGACACCACGTCTTGGAGTAAAGTTATCTGGGTCGTGAATTAGAGGAGTCATAATCAATGGAATATATGGTGAATACACAGCACCAGTTTCCAAGAAGTTTGAACCTCTAAATCCAACAAGGATTACATTTTCGTTCATATATGGGTTTTTATATACAGTAAAGCGTGTATTTAACATACCAACTTTCTGTACACCCATTGCGAAACTCATTGGTGTACCATCAGTGTCAGCAGCATATCCAGGGATAGATTCAATTACAGTAGCGACTTCAGGAGAAACAACTACGAAGTTGGCTCCACCGCGTAATGTCAATCTATGAATCTGGTTTGATACTTTCTGAATCTTGTTTCCAAGAGTCTGGTACCATTCATTTTTTGTACCTGTATGTGAACTGGCATCGTAGAACGAAGACTTAGCAGAATTGATTTCCCATCCAGGAATTGCTGACCAGTACTCAGTAGTAAGAGCTTCTACGAATAACATATCAAGAATTTCAAGGTCAAATTCCATTCCGACATATTCCGAAAGAAGATCAGTTAATTATGCTTCAGCATCAATAGAATGATAAGCATTCAAATCCTGTGCAAGTTCAGGTGTCCAGGTAGCTTTTAGTTTACGTGTTTTGGCAACAATAGGCTGTTGCGATACATTAATGTCAATTTCTGGAATATCAAGTTTAGCAAAACTTCCTGATTCTGAAGTATCTTCAAAATCACCACGAGTGGTATCAGTAGGTTGCTTATGATATTTAATCTGATAATTACCACCAGAAAATTCAAGTAATGTACTGGTTGAACCTGAAACAATCCATTGTATTGTAGCACCAACTACTTTTGTAAGTTGCGCTAAATACTGTACTATTCCAATTACTGATATAGAAAATGCTTGTACGCCTTCTACATCAAGATTTGTTAATGAACCTGTGTTGTAATATAGTTTGCGTAATTTTGATGCAGCATAGGATGCACTAATATGACCACCTTCAAAATTAATATCACCATACGAAACAGATGCTGACGCAAATGAATCTCCGGCTGCTGTAGATGCCCATGCAGCAGTTCCACCTACTCCGTAATCATTAATTGAATATCCAAAACGTCCTGCTCCATAGAGACCACCATCAGCCTCATTAGTGGTTTTACCGTTTGTACCACCATAAACAGAGCCGTTCTGAGTAAATCCAGGTTGAGCTCCACTTCCATATTTAAAGTCAATATAGAATACCAGTCCTGAACTCATGTTCATTGGCTGAATTGATACGAACTCTTTTGCAGCCACTTCACCAAAAATACGACGTACTAATGGAAGTGCTACGCCTGACCATTGTTCTGCACCCGAACCACCGGTTTGTGATACTTCACGAAGAAGTTCGCGAGCCTGATTTTCAAGTAGAATAGCCATTCCATAAATTTCATGTTCCTCATTAAGACCATCAAGAAGTCCTGTTGGTTCCCATTTTTTCACGAGACCACGGGTTTGTTCAAGAAGGGCATCGTATGGGCTGGCATTACTCATCAATTTTCTTAAATTAAATAATGTTTTACTCATCTTTGTCTCCTATTATTTCATTTTAATATTAGCTAATTTGTGTACGCGAGCTCTTACTTGCTCTCCTCCTTCAACAATTCTTTTTGATTTGAGAGCAGGAGTTCTTTGTTCAAATATCCTTTGAACCTTTGACATTGCTTTTCTTTCAGAGGCTCCAAGGTTTTCCATAAGAGTCGCATAAATTATTTTTACTTCACGAATATTTGTAGCGCGGTCAAAATTTTCAATTATTTTCATTTTTGACTTGTCGTCAAGATTGTATTTACGAAATACTCTATTTGCAAATAAAAGCTTTGCATTAAGAATATTTACTTCGTTCATACGTTTCTTTTGATATTTTACTACAGTCATTGCTTCATTAAGTTGTTTCGTTAATGTTTTAACTTTACGCTTTAATGCTTCTGTCTGAGCTTGAAATTCTTCGTCGTCATCTGTGTCATCAAGGTTAATATCACCATCTTCCTCTTCTGAAACAGGTTCATCTTCAAATTCCACATCAGAATCGTCTTCAAACTCGGAATCG